TATATCTATTATGAGACGCTGCTGTTTGCACGCCTTGTTTAGTAAGATCATTTAAATCCTCATCTGTTAAATCAGGAAATTGCTTTTTAAGCTCGTTTATAGTTACACTTTTAACTTCTCCCACATAATATATATCATCAAAATATGGCGAATAAGTATAAGAATAAACTAAATCAGCTGGATCCACATATTCAACTTTAATGCCCTCAGACTTATTAAAGTGATTTTTTAAAGCAGCTATACCAAGAACAGTTAAATCATAATTAACACGTCTTTTTGTTAATTCGTAATTATTCTGATTTAATATAGAGTTTATCGCTTGTTCTTCTGCAATTTCAATAGCTTGTTTATACTCAAGTTGCATATGTAATGCTAACTCATTTTCGTCTTCTGGCAACTTATCTCTATCGTTGCTATACACGTTTATACCGAGCTGCTCCTGTATTGCATCATTTAATTCGCGTGTTTGCATATCGCGAGTAATACTTTCAACGTATTCAGAACGTTGTTTCACAGATGACGGATCTTGTGAAAATGCTTTAATATCAAAAGCTCTGTCAGACATACCATTTACAACTATATCTACAAACTTAGGTATAATCGGAACAGGTTTCCAGTCTAAATTTAAATATGATAAATCACCATTAATAGATAATTCATCTTTATATTTCTTCACAGACTGTTCTCCTCTTGCATATAATCTTAATCTATGAAATTCATCTCTATTAGAATAAAATCTTGTTGCTCCGGAATCTCTCTTAAACCACTCATGCTCAATAGCACGGGCCACTTTTAATCCGTACTCTGAGCTAGCCTTTTCTTCATCTGAAGCAATTTGACTCGGGAAAGAAGACTTTAATATTGTTTCCGCCATGCTATTTTATTATTGTTGAATGCGATCCTTTGTTGTTATATCTTGAAATTTTTATATTCAATGGTTGTCTTTCTGATTTTGGCTTTGGGTGATATAAATGTCTATTACATGCCATTATAGCCAGCCCTGAACTTATTGCCGCATCATATTTAGTTCTTTTATTTATATCAAACTTAGCCCAATCATTTAATGTTCTATTAAAATATATATTACCGCCACCTTCTTCTGTTATACCTACATGGTTATTAATGTAAGTTTCTATAGCTGCGGCATGAGCTTGTTTTATGTCTTCAGATGTATTTGGTATACCACCAATTTCTCTTTCTGTTACAGATAACTTATTCCAAACTTTGTCTGGTCTATTCATTGAAAATCCTCTATATCCTCTACGTCTAAGGTGATACAGTAACCGTGGTTTGTTATTCTCTGCCAAAAGTGGCATACCGTAGTAGACCAAAGCCATGAGAACATCTTCAAAAAATATTTCAGCAGTTTGAGGGCGTGCAACATATTCTAAAAAAAATGTGTTAGCAGGAGAATCCTCCATGCTAAATTTAGTTAATCCGTGTAAAGCGCCTTTAGAACCTTGTCCATCTGTTGTTCCCGAAATATCGTACGAGTCACAACCAAAAGCTCCCATATGTTCATTACCAGGATATTTGACGCCATTCTTAAGTATTACGTTGTTTTCTAAGTTCTTAGAAGGAGTCCAGGATACGTAAAATCTTCCATTTGTATTTGGCGTAAAAATTACTTTTGAATCTTTAATACCATTTTCCCATGAAAACGATCCTCTTGTAATATATCCTTTTCTCGCAAGATCTTCGTTGTAATCTATTTGTTCGTATATTTTTGTTAAATTAAATATACTATTTTTTGCTTCGTCACGAAACGCATGCTCTTCTGTTCTTGGAAATTGTCTATAATATTCATTTAAAGCATCACTGTCGTGTTTTAGCCCCTCAACTTCATTTTCCCAAAAATCTATAACACCTGTCTCAATATCTGTTCCGTCATTCCCTTTGACCGGTGTTCCTGGCGTAGTAAATACAGGGTATCCATAAGAATCAATGAATCCTTCGTAATTCCATTCCATAGGTATGAACAAACTATATAATCCTGAACTAGTCTGCCCGTTGCGGTTTCTTCTAGTAACGTCCGAGTCATCATATAATTTTTTAAAATTATTTCCGCCTTTATCTAAAGCATTAGACGTTGAACCCATCATGCACTTGCCTATAACTTTACTACCTAATCGTAATGTAGTTTTGGTTACACGCCAGTTGTTTAGTATATTGTCAGGTCGCTCCCATTTACCGCTTTCATCATGCACTAACAGATTTAACTTTTCGCCGTCATATGAGTTATCGCCTGTATTTTTCCAATCTATTGTTGTATCAAGTCCTTCAAGTTCTGTTTCTTCAGAGGTTTGAACAATTGATTTTTTGGTGAGCTTTGAAGCTGGTACTCTGTATGCGAGTTCTGTTTTGGGTCGATCCATTCCATCTTGTATTGGTTTGAAAAAGAATGGGTAGTTGAGCGATATTGGTACAACCTTGTCTGTGAACATCTTTTTAGCATCGGCACCAGATTTGGACAATATTCCGAACCGTGCATCTTTTGTAATTGTTGCCAAATTGACTGATTCTGCTGAAGACATAAAACTAAATCCGGAGCGGCGGTTTTTAAGATAACACATTCCGTAAGACCTATGGTCTGCTTTGCACGCTTCCCAAAAGATAAAGAAAATTCTGTTAGCTTCTCTGAAGTCTGGCTTCCCAACATCAATCTTGGTCCACTGCAAGTACATATAGTGAGTACCAGTAATATAAGTAGGTGTATTTTTATTATAAAACCAATGACCTTCTTCGCGTCTGGTAAATTCTCTATCAATATATGCATACCATTTATTTTTAAAAGCATCCGGATATGTTTCCCAATCAAACCTAGTTTTTATTTTTTTAAGTTCGTCGGGGTATTCGTGTGGTGTCCATCTGTTATTGTTTTCAATTTCTTTTGGAAGTGCCGGCAAAGCTATTTTTAAATTTTGTATTTCTACAATTTCGCCAATTTTTCCACTTTTACTAATTACAACAACGTCGTAGTCTTTATTGTACCCGTACTCCCATTTGTTTAACTTATTAAATCGCTTAATTGTGTTTAAACGTATGGGGCTTATAGATTTAATTAAATTTTGTTCGTACATTATTTGGATCTGCCTTCTGCAAAACCTTTAAAGGACTGTGTAGATCCTTTTTCGGAGGCCTCTAGCATATTCTTTTCGGTTTCAACTCTTGTTAATATTTCAAAAGCATCAAATATTGCTAACTTTTTTGTTGCTGCCGCGTTTTTTAGCCTGTCCGCAGCTAAATCTTCTTCAGGATCGCCAATAATTATTTTTTCTTCGGCTACTCTTATAAGCTCATCAACTGCTTTATACCCAGCTTGGATTATATTCTGCTTCAGTTCCTTGTCTTTCATATTTTATTGCTATAGAATTTAAAGGGACTCTATATAATCTTTCGTCGTCAATAACGAACTCATACTCGCTGTTTGGAGTAAAACCTACTATATCATCATCATTAAGATTAAAGCTTCTTAAATCAGCCCCTAGATGCTTTAAAACACCTATATGCTCTTTTTCTTTTGTATTTAAAAAGCTATCGTCTTGTTTTAGAGGTTTTACAAAGCAATAACCCTCAGGTGCAAACCACTCGTTATTACGTTTGTATAAAAATATTTGATCTTCATAACACATAAAAAGATTTTCTTGAAAATAGCTACTGCTATCTCTTTCTTCTCCTCTTACATCAAAATATCTTCTAAATACATTATGATGTACAATAACTATATCGTCTTTCTTAAAAATCGGATTATTTATTGGTGTTTCTATTATTTTAGCTTGTCTGTTTACAAACTTATGATCTTCTATTTGAGTATTTAAAATTAAATTAGAGTCACCTATTTTTTTATTATTTGTATACCTTCCATCTAAAGGCTCTATTAAATAGGCATGTAAATGTTTCATTAATATTCTAAATTGTATTCTACCGCGATAGCCATGTTTTTATTAAAAGTTTTCCAAGGTAAAACCTCATCATTTTTTTCAATAAATATATTATAACTTTCGTCTTCTTCTAAAATTTCAACTATTCTATGGCCGCCAAATACTTCTTGACCTGTAGAATAGTGCATTGCATCATTTTTATAATCTCTGCCAATGCTAATCTTCCGTATTAGATTCATCTTGATTTTCATTTAATATTTCAGCATTATTAAATACTTCAATAATTGCCTTTACTCGATTAAATTCTTTGATAGGCATTTCATTTAAAATTGCTGTAATTTCAGTTAATTGTTCTTGTGTTAAAATTCTTTTCATTTTATTAAATTTAAATTAGTGTATATTTGATTATTACGTGTTATTTATGTTTATTATTTCCAAATACTTTTTCAACACCTCGCGATCCAAAATAACCACCAATAACTATGGTGAGTAACCCTGTTATATCATCAAGTGGATAGCCTAAATACCATCCAGCAACATAAGATATTGTTAAAAATATTAATACCAATGGGCGAACGTTAGCAGCAAGAAAACTTCCTGATCTAGCATCAGCAACCCATCTTTTTGTAGTACCATCAATTTCAGCTCTTTCTAACCTTAATTTTTCAAGTGCTACTTCTTTGTCTTCAGGAGTCATATCACTGCCCCCGATTATTGCTTCTATTACAGAGCCAACAGGTGTATCACCTGCAATAGCTCCTACAACGTTGGGGATTTTGTTTAATAAAAACTGCCCAACTTTGGTATCCTTAAATTTTTTTTTAGACATAATTTAATTAAATCTGTATATTCTCAAATCTTGCATTATGATATTCCGTATTTACCTTTTTGCTCGTTGTATTTAGTGTCTAGTTCAGCTGTTGTAAATGTAGTGTCATACGCTCTTATTTCTCCTAATTCACCATAGCCGCCATAAGTACTAGCTGGTTCGCTTATTAAATAAATATCACTATTACCACTCAATTGAGGGCTAACATTTCCTAAAGTAGTATTGTTATAAGTAGTTGTATTAGGTTGATACCTATGAAATTGAAAGTTATTTGTGGGAAAATTATAACTAGCTACAAACATAAACCAATCATTATTATTTACTGAGGCAATATACCCGGGATTTACATCAGCGGTTCCGCCAGAATCATATACAAAAAAGTTAAACCCTTCAATAGAAGGATCGTAATATCTTAAATACACTTGATTTGTTGTTTGCCCAGCGGGGCTGGCTTTAAGAACAACATTTAAACCATTCACGCCAGTAGGAATATTGGGTAATCTCATCCAATACAGCCACGTAATTACATTGCCTGAAGTCATATTTAATGCTCCTGAATGTACAGAATAAGGTATATTAAAATAGTCCGCTCTAGTTGATAAATTTAAATAAGTAGCTCCATTTACAGTCCCAGTTGAAGGAACTGCTGTTGTTATAGTAGCATCATAATTGTTACCACTTACATCAAACCAAGTTGAACCGCTACCAGTCCAAGAATTTGAATTGTTGGCGTCTAGCCAAAGTATTAAATTATCTTCTAGTGCCGCACTAGGCATAAATAGTCTTTTGTTTGGCATCTCTAATAGTTTATATCATAAGAAACAACCTGTGCTTTTGTTGTTTTAGCATTTATAGCCATTTCGTGGTTATTACAGTCAGTTCTTATTGCATCTCTTTCTATTTGAATATTACTAGGAATAGCTATATTTTTTTCAGTAAATCTTGAAATATACCAATCTGTATCTGATAATTTATCATTCGCTAACTGTTTAGCCTCTTTTATTTTAGCTGTCTTTAAATCTGCTAAGCTTTCAGTCCAAGTTTTATTATTTACAGGATATGTAAATTGACTATTTACAGAATTAAAGTATATATCACCTAGCTCTTCTATTCTACCATCATAGGTAGGCATAACAACATCGTAAAAACCGTATTCTTCTAACTCGCTATCTGAAAGTAAGTCAAAACCACCAATAATACTACCGTATGCTTTAGGTACGGTATTATATACTTTTATCGTTCCGTTATAATCTTTTGCTTTCATATTATTAGGCTGTTGTATCGCTTGTGTAAGTTCCTATAGCATAATTAAATACAGCATCATCTGAGTCATCAACACACACTATTTGTATATGATTATTAGACCCACCATCATAATCAACGCCCCCAACTTTATTAAATGTTTCACTTGTGGACGCATCGCTGTCAAATGTTATAGTATAAGATCCAGTTAAACCATATAGATCTATTACTTGTCCTTGTTTAAAGTTAGTAAAATCTAGCTCTATATTAGCTGTAAGTGTAGCAGTAAATTCCCAAGTAGTTCCAGTGCTCCAATCTAAGCTATAAGCTCCTGAAGCGTGGTTTGTTTCAACTTTTTTAGTATACCGATCTTCTATAACACCATGCGTTACTTTTGTTAATGCCATATTTATATATTATGAGGTAATGTTATTTGTACCCATTGATTATTATCTTCATCCCAATCATAGTCGTTTTCATCTGTGGGATAATCTACTGGAGGCTCCCATAAACAAGTTGAACTATTTAATATCCAGCTATTATATGGTTGCGGTGGTATAAAAGCGTCTTTGTCGCTATCATACTTGTATCCTATTCCCGCATAGTTTTTTCTAAAAGGCGTCCCACCATTTAAATGCTGCCCTCCTCGCGTGTTATAACTTGTTCTTTTACAAGTTAAATTTCTTATTTGTCCGTAGTGTGTTTCCCAGTTTTCTGATGTGTCAGTTTCTTCTTTTCCAGCTATAACTTCTACTACTATATTATTTGAGTCTAAAAAAGCGTAATGTGCCATAATTTAAGAAAATGTTATAGTTCCAGTGCCGGCTGTAAAAGTAACAACCTTGTCTGTTCCGTCTGTTGATTCTGAATAGGTCAAACCAGATGTTGCTGTATATGAAGCGTCTTGTGTAAACCTTAGTATTACAACGCCAGATCCTCCAGACCCAGATGCCCTTAAAGCTGATTGGCTTTGTGAAGAAGATCCTCCACCTCCACCTCCACCACCTGTGTTAGCAGTTCCTGATGTTGCAATACCACCATTACCTCCACCGTGCTGTCCTGTTCTTGTTCCGCTTTGCCAAGGTCCAGGAGAGCCGCCACCTCCGCGAAAAACAGCAGTTCCTGTTATTGATGATGATAAGCCAGCTGCACCGCCACTTGTATTATTACCAGCGGCACCAGCGCCACCTCCACCACCAGACCAAACTGTAGCATTGGCTAAACCACCTCCGTGTCCACCAAATCCTTGTGCTGTAGTACCAGCTGTGTTGCCTTGATTGTGACCACCGCTTCCACCAAATACAGCGCCACCCCCTGATCCACCATTATTTTTAGCTAAGTAGCCACTTGAAGGGTAGTAAGACCCACAACCACCACCATTTGAAGTAACTGTTGAGAATACAGAATTGTTTCCCGCATTACCCCCTGCAGTTAAAGTTGCTGTGTCTGACGAAATAGCCATAGTAGCGCCACCCGCTCCTACTGTAACCGTGTAAGCAGTGCCCGAGTTAATTGACAATGGTGTTTCTACTGCTGAATTTCGTCCTGATATATTTCCAGAACCGTACGAAGTCCTATAGCCTCCAGCGCCGCCCCCGCCTCCACCGGGATTACCTGATCCTCCGCCAGCAATTACCAGATAAGATACATTCATAGGGTATATAGACGCTGCTGAATAAGGTAGTAAAATTCTTCTTCTTAAGCTCATAATTAAATTGTAGTATCACTAGCATACTGTGCTACAGAATAAACAAAAACAGCATCATCACCGTCTGCTAAGCATTCAACTTGTAGCATGCTAGTCGCTGAACCATCATAATCTTGTTCAGCTAATTTTAAAAAGCTTTCCGAAGTAGCAGCATCACTATCCAATGTAACTGTATATGATCCCGACAGATTATATATCGTTAATACTTGTCCAGCTTTATAGTTAGTAAAATCAAATTCAATTGCAGCGGTTAATGCTGCGTTCATTTTATATACTGCAGCACTTGACCAGTCCACTGTGGTTGCACCCGATGTATTTGTTATTGTACCAACAGCTGTATACCTATCTTCTATTTTATCAAAAGTAACAGCATCGTCAACAATTTGAGTTGTATCAATAGCATTTGCCGCAATAGTAGCTCCAGTGTCTCCTTTATGGTGAATTAATTCTACAGCAGCTCCATTAGCCGGAGCATTACCAGAACCAAAAGTTACTGTGCTTCCACTTGTAGAATATTTTGTTTTTGATTGATAAACACCATCAACATATACTTGTACGTTAACTTCATTGTCTATTGTGGATGTAGTATCAAATGTTAAATCTGATCCATCACCAGTGTAAGAATTTCTTTCTATATTTACTACCCCTCCTCCATCAGCATTTTTCCAATAGCTATTTGCATTATCCCACGTAAGAACTTGTCCATCGGTTGGTGAAGAAGTTGTTACATCTTTAACATTGTTTAATAAATGCTCGGTGGCCGTAGCCACACCAGATGAATTACCAAGCCATATATAGTCTTCAGTAATATTAGGAACATCATTTGTTCTGTTTGCACCAAATACTTCGATTGTCCCCGAAGAAGCGTGCGATTTAACAACTATACCTATTTTTTGTATAAGGGCTGTCCCGGTAGGCTTTGTTGTTGTAAAACCACCAGAAGTATTAACATACAAAGAATCACCAGCTGAAAAAGAGCTAGTATCTAAACCACTAACCCTACCAAAAGCTATAGCATCACCTTCCGCATCATCTGCCAATGTTGTTTTTAAAACGCCTATTGCAGGCATTGTTGAAGCTGCTGAGTTGTCAGCTGCTATTACCTCAACAACGTTTCCAGAAGGAGGCGAGGCTGTAGGCGATGGGTGGACAACGGTACCAACTGATAATGATCCTCCAGATACATTTTTTACAGTTAACACTATTGCGTCACTGGCAGCCGCGTCAGCGAAAGAAAGTGCTCCAGCACCATCTGTTGTTATTACCTGCCCATCTGTTCCATCTGCTGAAGGAAAAGTATAAGCGTCGTTAATTCTTATATTATTTAAATAACGGCTTGCCATAGTTTATTATTGTACTTTAATGACTAATACTTTAATATCGTCTGTTGCAGGAGCGGTTGCAAATGTTATAGTAGCTGTGTCTGCTGTTGTTCTTACTACATCTGCATATACAGTGTCATAAGAACTTGCATCATATAATTGTATAATAACGTCTCTTGTTCCTAAGCTATGTGTAACAGTTATCGCTGTTGTTGATCCATCACCAATTGTACCTACCCAGCTTCTAGCTGCTAAATTACCAGGCGTTACTACAACAGCATCTGATGTTCCGGCTAATGCTTCAGCATCTGTAGCTAACTCTACTAATCCTTCTGCGGAATCCGTAGCGGTTGTTGGGTGATCTCCTGTTGTTATATTTGCATAAGAAGAACCGTCATTTGTTAGCTGCCATTTATCAGTTGTTTCATTCCATCTAATAGCTACATCGGTTGATGTGCCTCTGTTGACTTCAATTCCCGCGTTTTGAGACGGAGCACCGGTTACATCACTATTAAGAGTAACTATATTATCTGCTACGTTTAATGTAGCTGAGTTTACCGTAGTAGTTGTACCACTGACGGTTAAATCACCAGTTACCGTTAGATCTCCCGATGTGGTTATAGTTACGTCTGTTGCATCACCAATTGTAACATTTTCTGTAATTTGAGGCAATCTAGCCGTTAGGTTAGCAACGTTGACATCGTTGTCTGTTGTGCTATAGCCTAAGCCTGTAACAAAATCATATATTTGATCTCCAGTTGCTAAAGCTGTTCCTGCGTTTGTTACTGCAGCTGTTACTATAGATAATGCCGGGTTAGGTCCAGTTGAATCAGTTACCGTAAGAGTCGCGGTTGTTGAAGAGGTTACACTTTTAATATCCCCTGATGCATCAATCCAATTTGAGCCATCATAAAAGTATAATTTATTATCTGTTGAATTATAATATATTTGACCTTCGACTGGAGATGAAGGAGCAGAAGCGAGAACTTGTATTACCGCGTTTTGTAGCTCATTTTTATTGAGGTCAATATTATGTAAATAGTTTATTGCCATTATTTTTTAGTTTAAATAAGCTACTCCTGCTGTAGCAGCTGAAAATGTTATAGTTAGTGAAGCATTGTTTTCGTAGTCTACTTGACCTATTATTATATTGCCAGAACTATCTTCTGTATATACGCTTGGATATTTTCCTAAGTTATGTGAAACAGACCATGTTTTTGACGCTGAGGACTGATTAAATACAGTTGTATCAGAGTTAAACTCTGCATTGTCCTCCATATATGTTTTTAAGCTACCTACCTCGATATTTACAGTTCTGTTATTATTAGCAGCGTCTGTGCCTAGAAGTTTATCTCCGTCCGTTATTACGGTATCTTTTACATATGTTTTTATTCTAGCCATAATATAGTATTAACAATTCCAACGGCGTCTTGCTGCCCTACCTCTTTCAGATGTCCAGCTTTTAGATCTTGCACAAAATGATTTACGTCTTTTAGCCGCCTTGCTACCAGGCTTTAGTTTACTTGGCGGAGTTGTTACTGCTGTTTTTAATTTGGAACCAGGATTATCTTTACGGTATTTATCAACTCCTTTTTGAGACATACCTCCACCAGCTGCCGCTCCTGTGCCAGTTGGCTTAGCTTCATTGTAATACCCTAGAGATTTTTTCTTTGAAGGAGCTGGTGGTTTTTTCATTAGCGGAGCCTGCTGGACTCTTTTAGTTATTGGTTCCATATAGTATATTTTGTTTTACCGTTTTCTTTGGACGCTTTTAATATATTCCCTCTATTATTATCAGTATTATAGCTAACATGCACCCAGTTAGGACTATCATTATTTCCGAATTCCCATATTAATTGATCAAATTCTAAATTGTCTTTTATATAATTAAAAAAATCAGCATTTGTTGAGCTACCAATAACATCGTCAATATCAATAGCTTGGCCTTTGCAATGTTGACTTCTAGGGCTACCTCCGATAGCCTTATTCAGCTCCAGGCTGCGATAAAAGCTAGTTATATATATTGGGTGCCCAAAGTGCTCTCTAAGAGGCTCAAACACATTTTCAGCCAAAGCTTGCATATTAACAAGCGTGGGGCTGTCGGGGAAGTTGTCTATTCCTAATCTTTCGGCTGTATTTGATCTTGTAGCCTCTTTGATTGAAATGTGTTTACTTATTCTAATTTCCACCTCTTATATGTAAGTATCCGCTTGAACAATTGCATTGCGTTCCAATCGGCTTTTTACAAGTTTCACAAATTTCTGATTTAGCACCAGATGTTTTTGAATGAACTTTTTGAGTAATTGGCACTGCTGCCGGTCCTGACATTCCCATATTTATTTTTTTTGTTTTTTATATGCTTCTTTTTCCCAAGGTAAATCACTTGCGCCTTCTTTCATAAGCGCTCTTGGATGTTTTTTTCCTTTCCAATAAACGTTTTCATCATCATATGACAAATCCCCTCTAAGTATTTGATCGCGGTGAACTTTTTCGTGACTAATAGCAACGTTTTTTTTCTTTTTAGATAAATTTTTATTTACAACAATAGTGCCATCGTTTAAGGTAACGCCTTCAACTTTACCCATTCCATTTTCCTCTGTTACCAGGCCATGGTCCATTATCAATGACTTGATATTGGTTTTCATTTTATATGCCATTATCTTGTTGTATCTTTAAACATATCGTCTATAGCCTTGTTATAAACTTTATCTGTGTATGATTTATTTTTAAAAAACACACTACGCTCAGACATTGGTAAGTCTTCTTCGCCTAGCATTATTTTGTATATTCTTGTTATAAGGTGCTTACACTTTGTTGATGTTTTAAACACATTATATTTTATTGTGGTTTGGTTTCTTTCTGCATAAACATCAATCCAACCTTGCCGGCGCAATCTTTCCCATCTTTTTTTATCCCATGAAAAAGTGTATGTACCTTTAATATAATCATCACGCGTAAACAATCCTACGCAATCAAAATATATAAGTAATTCTAAATCAGCATCTTTTAAATTATAAGTCTTACAGGCCCATCTTCTGATAAGCCTGTAATACTTTAGTATGTTCATTTTTCTTAAATCAGATGCTTCTATTCTCATAGCACAGCAATGACGTCAGACTCTTTTATAACGAAATATAATTTGTTATCAAACTCTATTCCGTAGCCAGCATGCTTATCATAATATATTAATGCGTCCTCATTAAGCCCCTCGACTAGGTTGCCTATAGAAATAACTTTGCCCTTTCTGTATCTTACATCGTCTTGATGTTTTTCGTTTAAAAGCAAACCATTTGTTTTCTTTGGTTCTTCTTTTATTCTATCTATAATTATATATCTATTGATTGCCTGCATCTTCTCTAACATTTGAAATTACACAATCAGCAGATATAATAGTAGAAGCAACAGACGCCGCGTTTTTTAAAGCTGTTTTAGTTACAAGAACTGGGTCGATGATTCCGGCTTTGATCATATTAACAACTTTGCCGTTTGTGACATCAATTCCTTTACCTTTGCTATACACATCTCCAGTAACACCGGAATTGCTTAATATAGTTTTAAAAGGTTCTTTCATTGCTGCCAACAATATCTCTTCACCTGGGCAAGCCGGCTTTATACTATCAGCTGCATTGCATAATGCAATACCTCCTCCTGGCACAATACCTTCTTTTAAAGCGGCTTTAACGGCATAAATAGCGTCTTCAACACGATCTTTCTTTTCTTTTAAAGCTACTTTACTATCAGCACCAACTTTTATAATCCCAACGGATCCAGAAAGCATTGCTTTACGCTCTTCTAACTTTTTAATTACATAATCGTTTTTTTCTTCTTTCAATTGCTTTTCAATTGATTCAATACGACCAGTAATTTTTTCGTTAATGTTTTCTACAGTAATTACAGTGTTGTTATCATCTGTTACTGCTTTTTTGCAAACACCTAAATGTTCAACGCCAATTAAATCTAAGTCATCGCCCAAATCTTCATTAATAATAGTTGCTCCAGTGATAGAAGCTAAATCTTCCATTAATTCTTTTCTTGTTAATGAAAAGCCTGGTGAATCAATAACATTTACTTTTATGTTACCCTTTGCTTTATTCATTATTAATGCAGAAAGTGGCTGTTGAGCAATGTTGCCAATTATAAGTATACTGCGTTTTTCTTTTATAGCATACTCTAAAACAGTTTGAATTTTTCTAATGGTATTTACTTCAGACTCAACTAAAAGCACTAAAGGATCTTCTAATACAGCTTTACCTTTTTCCTTATCTGTAATAAGATGTGGAGATTTTAAGCCTGAGTCAAATTGCACTCCATCTACGATTTCAACGTGCGTTTCTGCTGTATCAGACTCTTCCATCAATACCACACCGTCTTTTCCAACTTTCTCATAAGCATTTGCTATAATACTCGCCAGCACTTTATCGTTGTTAGCCGATATATTAGCAACATGATTGAGCATAGTTCCCTCAACTGGAACTTTTATTTTATCAAGGTATTTTAACGATTTGGTTAAAGCTTTGTCAATTCCAATCTTTATACCTCTAACGTTTGTTTTACCACTTTGATAATATTCATTTAAGATGGCGGAAGCAAGGACCGTTGAGGTGGTAGTGCCATCGCCTGCTTCCTTCACTGTTTTTTGAGCAGCTTCTTTTATAAGGGTGGCGCCAATATTTTCTACCGGGTCCCGTAAGATTACGCTGTTCGCTACAGTTACACCATCTTTAGTGACGATCGGTCTACCTAATGCATCTTCGTAGATAACACATTTTCCCGATGCGCCTAATGTTGATTTGACCGCGTCGTTAAGCTTGTTAACTCCGGCCATGATTTTAGTACTTGCGTTATTGCCAAAGTTTAAATCTTTAACAATATCACTTGGGTGATTAAATTCCATTAAATTAAAATATTAGATTATTTGAATGTTTTGACTACTGTTGGTCCCTCAAAAGCTTTTAGTCTTTTTCTAAAATGTTGCACTGAAGAATCTATTGCTTGCTCAGCACCTTCAATAGTTTCGCGTCTTGTTACATCAATCCATTGGTCATCAAGCTCGTATTCAGTTTGATAAAAACCATTCGGTAATTGCGTAATACGCCAATTTTCTTTTAAAGCTAAGGTCTCCCATAGGGCTTTGGTTTCTTCATTCAATTTAGGTTGTTGGTTAGTCGTTGCCGACTTGTAATAAAAATAGGTCATAATAAAAGGTTTTGGTTAATTATTTTTGGTTATATAGTTATATTACATTAAAATGGTATTTTTTATTGAGCAAGCCATTGCTTTGTGGCTTCATTCCATATGTATCTGGTAGTGTCTGCGTCATCTGGTAAATCAACGGGTGCTTCCCATTGACACGTTGTTTCATTTAATACCCAAGAGTTATATGGTTTTGGCGGTATAAAAGCGTCTTTGTCAGCATCATAAGTATATCCAATGCCTGCATAGTTTTTTCTAAATGGGTTCCCTCCTGTCTTATGGATATTAGCATGCGTATTGTACGAAGTTCTCTTACAAGTTAGGCCATGCATATCACCATAATAAGTTTCCCAATTCTCAGATGTATCTGTTTCGTCTTTACCTTTTATAACTTTTGTTACAACGTTATTAGAATCTAAAAAAGCGTAATGTGCCATATTTAATTAAATGTTATATTGCCTGATCCTGCTGTTACTGTTACAATTTTATCATCACCATCATCGGATTCAGAATAAGTTAATCCTGCAGCATATGATGGCGTTACTCCTGAAGAGGGAAATCTTAGTATTACCACTCCGCTACCGCCATCACCCCCTGTGCCTGTAGCGCTTTGCGATTGAACTGAGCTGCCTGACGCGCCACCACCAGAGCCTGTATTAGTAGCACCGCTACCTCCAAAGCTACTACCACCAACCACAGCATCTCCACCGCCACCAGCACCTCCTGATCCTAGCGTGACACTTGAACTCCATCGCGCGCCACCACCACCACCAGCTCTTGGAGTTGGAGAGCCTGTAATTGATGAAGACAAACCGTCACCACCATCGCCACAAGTACTATTCCAAACGGCATTGCCACCAACTGCTCCTGCACCGCCGCCACCACCCATGAGCCATTCACCGGCACTGGCACCATTTTGGGTCCAATCGGTACCATTACCACCTCTGTATCCTTGATTTGCAGTTCCGTCCCCTCTATGGGTGCCTGAAGTGTCCCCTGATGTGCTAGACGTAAAACCTTCTCCACCACCACTACCACCATCAGCTAATGATGCATCTGTACTAGATCTTGCACCGGCGCCGCCGCCGTAAGCGTATAAACTACCTAATCTTGTGTTGCTTCCTTTGCCAGGAGCGCTTTGGCCCCTAAAAGAGCCAGCCCCTCCGCCTCCAATTTCTACGTAAAGTGTATTTCCACTATTTATAGTTAAAGGTGTTTCTGTAGATCCGCCTCCTCCAGATGATTCTGAAGCGTAGGAGTTTCTATAACCACCGGCTCCACCACCGCCTCCATAAGATGCTCCGCCACCACCTCCTATCATTAGATAAGAAACGGTTAATGGATAAGCTGCTGCTTGACCGAGCGTTGATATATTCTTAGTTAAAAACATATATTTTAGGTTTGGGCTGTTCCTACTGTATAAATATAAGTGCAATCATTTGATGACTTATCAATACAAGTAATCTGCACATAGTTTGTTGTGCTAGCGTCTTTTACAATATCGTCTGAAGATAATCTTACAAATGTTCCTATACCAGATGTTTGGCTAAATGTTAGAGTGCCAGTATACGCTGATGATTGAGTTTTTATTAATATAACCTTTGTCATACCAATATCTGCACCATCAAAGTTAAGTGTAACAGGTACATTACCTACTGGCAACGTCACCTCATACACAGCTTTGCTATCGAAATCAATATCTTTAGAAGCACTACCAGAAGCTAGCGTTACATTCGAGTCTCTTGTTGTAAATTCAAGGCCCAAGTGTTTGTATCGTATACCGTTATCTTTAACTTTAAATCCTGTATTATTAACAGTCCCAAAATTAGTTTGATAAGTTTCAGTAGTTATACTTTCATCGCCACCGTTACCAGCAAGCTGATTAATTAAAGTAGCCAGTGTTACGTGCTTGGTTCTAACGGCCTCGTCACCTATAAACACTGTACTAGGGTCATATATAGCAATAGGTATTTTAGATGTAGATTCTATATGCCCTGTATAAGCCGGCAAATCATCTAAAACTAACTTAACCTCTCCTGCAGATGTTATAATGGCATCACCAGACATTGCAACGTTATCAAATACAGTGCCATCCGAAACAAGTATATGGCCTGCTGTGGTTGAGGTTATATTATCTTCAAATACAGATATTTTAGCAGGAGTAACAGCATCATCTTGTATCATGCCTGTAGATATTGAGTTAGCTGATAATGTTACCTCGCCTTCGTTGGCCCATACTAAATCATTGTTTTGGTCTATAGCGAGAATTTTTCCAGCTGTTGCGTTTCCAATTGCATTTATTTCTGTTTTTCCAACTGATAAATCTACGTATTCTACAGCTGTTGCGCCTGAATTAACGCGTAATACTTGCGAAGCAGTACCTATGCTTGTTGGTAATAACCTGAGGGTAGGTATTGATTGAGCTGAAGAATTTATCCATTGTAAATCGCCCGCTCCATCTATGGAAAGAACCTGTCCGTTTGTACCTACTGTTGTTGGTTGTAACTTAGCGGCTGTTACAGCGTCATCATCTATTTCACTAGTACCAACAGTGCTCAACTCAGATAATGCCCCTCTATCTCCAATATCTGTTATTACATGCGAATGATTCCCAGCGGCTACGTCGTTTCCAGTAGTTCCAATATTTGCAAAAGCCCCCTCTCCAAATGTATACTCTACGGCAGGACTAGGCGTATATCCTCCACCATATGTAAATGTTATTGTTGTATTATTAGTACCACCTCTGCTGATGTTACTAACATAGTAGTTAGAAGATGAGTTTTGAACCCACTGCATATTACCATCTGTACCATCCGCGGTTAATACATACCCGTCAACCGGGTTATTTGTTATTTTTAACTTGCTTTCTTCTATTGTATTATCTTTGATTTTGCTATTAATGATTGCATTTTCATTAATATCAGCGGCGCTTACTTTATCTTTAGTTGCAAGGCTTCCTAAAAAAGAAAAATCATTTGCTACAAAATTTACATTACTCTTTACATCAGCTCTTATTTCTGATTTTGACAAAAAAGCTCCTTCATTAAATACCTCAGCAGTTACATTTGATCCACCTGTAATTGTAAACAATACATCATTAGAGCTGGAGTCTGGCCTTGTGACACTGGTTAAATAATAATTGTCGTTATCATCTTGATCATTACCCCAAGAAAAACCGCCACTACCGTCTGAAAGCAGCACTTGGCCTGTTGTTCCATTACCTGGATTACCACTTAACTTTGCTGCAGTTATTGTTCCGCTACCAACAATAGAATCAAGACTATGCGGCTGCGTAGTATCATCTATGTGATCTGTTAAAGCTGTGGAAGTAGCATAATGATTAGCTGCCTTAAAAGCTGCACCCCCTAAGTTAAGTGTTAAATCAGCCTGTTCGCCAACTGAAAATGTTATAGTAGCTGTATCTGATGCATCTGCTGCATATCCCGCCTCAACTGTTATATCATCAAGATAGTCATTAGTATCACCTAAAGTTTGTGATGTTAAGTCTATTATTGATTGTACTGTAAAATTTCTAGTTACCCCTCCCCCTGATGGGTCATCAGTCCCTAGTAAATAGTCATCCGTTGTGGGGGATATTGAGGTATACGAATCTATTCTTGCCATTATTTAGTATTGTTTATTTTTGTTCCTTTACCAAACCCAGAGCGATTGCGCCGCGCCGATACAAAGCTTTGTGTAGTGTGATCGTAATCCATTCCATCTATATTTTTGCCGTTACTTTTTGCAGCACGACGCTTCCGTTGGTTTTCGGCTTTCATACGCCGGCGTCTAGGGGTCTTAGCGTATTCTAGGTCTCGCTGCTTTTTACGGCGCTTCGCTTCTGGTGATAAGGCCATCTTATTTCTTATACATTTTTTTTGTCATGGTAGCACGCTTAGGAGCATTTTTCTTTTTCTTAGCGTCTTCCTGTATTCTTTGCTTTATAGACTTTGAGCCAACGCCTACTTTCTTAGGGGCTGCTCCTGCAGTTTCAGTAGGTTGCTTTTTGTATTTATCATAGCCTCTCCCTTGCATTGCTAAGTCAAATATTTTTCCTAATCTTTCTGTCTCAGCTTGGTATTTCCCTAAAGTTTCTTTAGTTTTTGGAGAAGCTTTTATACCTGCGCGGGGATAAGCCATTCCTACGTCTTTTGCAGCGTTTGCGTTAATAGCTTCGGTTCTAGTTAGTCTTTCTTTTGCACCAATGCCTTTTTCTGCAGGGTCCCCAAATTGCGTTTTGTATTTTGCTTTACTCTCGCGAAAAGATTTTTGCAGCTGATTGTACGCTTCGTCTCCTCCAGTTTTTTCGTAGTCTTTTAATTTTTTAGAAGCATAGTCTTTTTGCATTCTAGAGCGTGTCAATTCATCTGCTTCTTTGTAAGCCTTCATCGCTTTATATCGTTCAGCAGCTGGCATATCATCAAATAAGCCATTAGAGCTTTTTGTAGTTGTTGCTTTCTTCTTATCTGTTGGATCTTTCTTAAGCACTTTATCACCATACTTTTTAGCTGGTGATTTTTCTGGAGCTGCCTTGATGGCCTCCTTAAGATGATTTGGTAATTTGTGCTGATCACCTACTAATGCTTTCATTAATGCTGGTACACCTGAATGCTTCATTTTAAACATACCAG